CACTTTTTTTAAAGCGTGAAGATAAATCTTTTAGTACTTTAGATGATTTCCTTTGACCTTGCTCTGGCATAGCAGAAGAAGGTGCAGAACTTTTAGGAGGATTAATCTTGGGTTTAGTTCCTGATTGAACAGGGGCACTAGGTACTGTTTTACGAGCGTATATATTATCTACTCCATGAGCAATAATATAAGGAAGCTCCGCACCAAGCACAGGGTATTCTTTGTACACACGTTGCAAATCTTTGTTTGCAGATATACTAAAAAATGCCTTACGTGTTTCGTCATCTTCTTTATTCAACCATTCAAATTCCTTAGAAGCCTTTGCACCAAGTTCTTTTTTAAGACTATTGGCATTTTCAGCTTTTTGAACTTTCTTTAGTTGATCAGGAAGATAAAGATCCCTAGATTTACGAGCGTTTTTCAAAGCAGATCTTACCTCTGCTTTAGTCATTTTCTTACCATCTAGCTCAGTAACATTGTCGTGAGCAGAGTAATCGTCTGATTCAAATAAAACATCTTCAGACCATTCAATAATATCATTTATTTCTTTAGCCTTTTCTTGTAACGATTTAATATCCCGAACATCGTCAAATGGATTGTCTTTAACATCTTCCATTTCCTGTTTCAAGGGATCTTGTTGTAATGATTGTTTTACTCTATCAAGCTCTTCCTCTGCTGCTTTACGTTTAGCTGTAAGTTCGCCAAAGCGAGCCACAGCTCTACTACCAAGTTTTTCAGCAAGATCTTTAAGCTCATCCTCAGATAAATCATCTAAGTTGTACTGTGAAAGAACATCTTCAGTCTCTTCTTTAGAAGACTCACTTCCAGTTTCCTGAATAGTTTCTTCTTCGGATTCAACCGCTTCTTCTAAAACTTCTTCCGCTTGAACCTCCTGAGTATCCCCTGGCTGTTCTCCTTGAAGTTGTTCTAAGCGTTGGAGGGCAAACTCCTCCGCTGTTATATTTCCCACTGAATTTTGTTCGGATTCAGAGTCAACCGAGATAACTTCGTTAGACATAATTGTTTCCACTCCTTAACGCCGAGCGATGGCGAAGCCCAATTATAGCACACTTTTTTTGTGCTAAAGGATAGAAGAAAATTTCTTTTGTATCCCCTGCCAATCAGTCATTTGCAGTATCTGATCGTAAGTAATTATTTGTCCTGAAATTTGTTGAAGCTTTTCTGTGTCAGCTTCGTGCATATCAGCTATGCACTCTTCTCTAAGATCACTAATAAGCTTAATGAATCTTGCAAAATGTTCGTAATGAGATAAGGTATTTAGGTCGTCTTCTATATTCATCGTGCTGCGGATCGCATCATATCTACTAGTCTTTTAGATCTAGTCCCCACCTGATTGTACCACTTGCTGTCTATCATTTCTTTAGCAGCCTTATTGTAGTCACCTTTTATCAAGGCTTTCCTCATTTCTACAAATCCATTCAATCTAGTTAATCCTAAATTAAACGCCATATCTAGTAATACCTTTTGAACCACTGGCGGTTGTCTTCCAGCTTGAGGCAAGTACGCATTAGCATCATTAGCAGCTTGCTTAATGGACTCGTTGTACAGGATTTTTATTTCCTTATCAGAAAGAACTTTTTTACCAGAAAGCATATCTTGGACATTAAAACCCAAAGCTTCTGCTTTCTTGCGGTTAGATGGTTCCTCTAAATTAAACCCTATGCCTATAGTACGATTTCCCTCGCTGTCATCGTATACCCTGGGTTCCTTGGACTCATGCAAAGAAAGTTGATCAAACAGTTCTTGTCTGAATATAGTTGTTTCTCTTTGTCGAGCAAGATCGCTTTTGCTTAGATTGTCAGCCATATTAAAAAATAGTGTAGAAACAAATAGCAGAGCTATCACTGCTTCATACCTTGAGTTTGCATCTGACCCATCTGAGCTGGTGCAGTACCTACTCGGCCTATTTGGGCGTTTTGTGCTTGCTGTACAGCGAACTGATATTGCCCAGCGTACTTCTGAAGACGAGCAGCAAAAGCTTCATCTTCTTGCAAACGCTTCTGAATGTCTTGTTGTTGGCTGTACTGCTGAATAACTTGTAGAGCCGCTTGAGCGCCACTTGGACGCGCTGGAACTTCGATACCTGCATAAATTTTAGATAAGTCATCTGTAATATCTTTAAGTAGTTTTTCTTGTGCAACCTCAACGGGTTCAAGAACACCATCGGCAAGCACTGGATCAACCGAACCTGCTATTAGTGTTAGCAAGTTATCTACGTTTATCCTTCCGTTGCGATCTAGCTGTAGAAGGGAAACCATTTGATTTAGTTTATTTTCTTGTTTCTCTGGGTCTGTGTTTAGAACATCGTAGCTAATTGTAACATCGAAGTTCTCATCAGCGTTCCCTTTGTTAAACATCTGTGGATCTGGTACACCAGTAACCCTAAAGAATATCTGGTCAGGCCCAAACCTTTGGAAGCAACGGTAACATTGAGAAACGACCTCTGCTGAGTGACTCAAAAACTTATCAATCAAGAATTGTTTACGAATCTGTGATGAAGGAGATCCCTCATCTAAACCAACAAGCCTATCTGCTTGCTGCTCCATAGTTTTTTCCATTTCAAGAGAACCTTGATTATAAGTAGGAGTAGGCCCGTAATCTATATCTCCTTTACGGCGATAAGGAACGTACCTTCCTGGCCCCCAGTCAGTAGGAGCTTGGCCTACTGGATGTAAAATCGGAGGAACGGTAGCAAGGCTGTTTCTATCAATACGGCTGTCTCTCTCTATTTTTACTTGTTGTTGTATTCCCCTGAGTATATTAGGGACAGTCATCGTATCGTACAACCGCTTGCTATCTTCGGACAATCGAGTTACTACTACTGGGTAGTCTTCGTAGCCGTTAAGCAACTCAAACTTTGCGTACCCAGGTACATCTCCATTGCCGCTGAACTCCTTGTGGAATACTGTGCAGTATATCCCCTCAGAGCCGTCCTCCTTGTCAATTAGACGTTGAAAACCGTAAACAAGTTCTATCAGCTCTTCTGCCTCATAAGCATTATCTGTAAGGCTCAAAGAGCGCCGACCCTCCTGCTCCCTTTCTATAGAATCTATATTTACACCTCGGTATCTATCTATGACCAAATCAACAAAAGATTCATCCCAGCCATCAGTTATAACTTTATTTTCTAGTTCCTGTGGCGTGTAGTAAGTTTTCCAAAAGCAATACGGTGCTCGCTGTGGATCAGTAACATAAGGGGGAAAAATAAAATCTCCGTCTGGGGCTAATGTTTTTACATCTGGAGCATTTACTTGACGACGAACAATCGGTAACTCAGCAGACCCAACACTTGCTAATTCTGCTAGTGCTTTTTTTGCTCGCTTAACAGTAACCCCATTAAAGCTTTTTTGAAGCAAGGAAATTACTTGGTCTTCATTTTGACCATCAATAATTAATTGTGCTAACTGTGGATTAACTTGCCCTATTTGGTTAATATCTAGCCTTTGAAGAAACTTTCTGTCCTCCGAATGCCAACCTACATAGCTAATAAGAATTCCACGTTCTAGCAAATAATTAGCTCCTAGCTCCATTTCTCTGTTAAAACGAGATATGTAACCAGAAGAAATCATCCACTTAAGGAAGTTAGAAACTACCTTAGATCTAGCTACATCTTGTACTTCTACTGGGAAAGCTCTAATGTTTGCTCTGTTAAGGGAAGCCATAAACAAAGAAACCAATCGAGTAATTCTTTCATCAATAACATGAGCTTCCATGTCAGAAGCACCCTCCCAAGGAAAAGCATCCGCACCGTGCTTGCGGAGATCTCGGCTTTTACCAGGCCAAAAATTTCTACGGTCATCGTAACTTTCTCTGCACAAATCAAAGTACGCTTCTAACTCAACCACTGATTGGTCGTAGGCGTACCGAAGAGACTCGATGTCTGGTTCAGCACTAACATAGGTTAGCGACTCTGAAACTGAATCACTTTGCATAAAATCTAATTTTAATATCTTCTAGAAGGTGGTTTATGTACCACTTATGTACACCTATTCTATCACACAATTCTGATGGGGGTATGCCGTCTTGGTCAACACCTCTAACGTGACGCACAAATATTTCCCAAGCAAGCAGTCGATCTACTTGCTCTTCTATGAAATCTTCGTCTAAAACCATTTTATTTAACGTATCTGTAGCTTTTCCCTCGCACATCTTCTATCATTTCTATAGTTATTGTCTTGCCTTTCATTGTATTTCTATATCTTCTAGGAACAATAACTGGAACCTTCATGGTAAGTTCTTTTATGTAAGCAAAAACATAACTAGGATTTGGAGCAGTTGAAACAACTTTACCCCTGTAATGCTTAGGTACAATCTCTTCAATGTACATAGATTCCATTAGAATTGATTGCCCCTCCTCGTCTATCCATGTGTTTTTACCCCGACCTGTAAGCATTTCCTGAGAAAGTTTGCTTTGAGCAAGTTGAAGTAGTTTATCAAATTCTAGCTTGAAATCAGAAGCTATTTTTATTAATCTTACTTTAGCCATAATTAATATCCTCCGCCTATGCGTGTAGTCATCATGCTCCTAGACAAAACATGATCTGGGCCATCTCCTCCATTCGCCATTCGCAGGTAACGAATAATGTCAAAGAAATCCTTTAGTGGTTCATCAGCCTTACCTGATGAGTTATAGTTTATTAAAGAATCTATTAAATTTCCGCAATCCTCATGCACGTAGCATCTAGGGCGGTTAGCAGAATCTATTGGTACATTCGGGTTGTAACTAAACCATTCGTCTATAGCACTAATGCCTATCTCTTCCATTCTTCCATCAGAAGGAATAAATGTCATGCCACAATCATCGAACTCAGTAAACAAATCATCGTTGTCGGAGTTCTCCTTAGCAAAGTACCTACTGTCACCTATACGCTCAAATACTTCTATTTCAATATCATCCTCTATCTCCTCGAACAAATCAACGTAACCCTGTATGTTGTACCCTATCTTCTTTGATGCAGGCCCATAACGCCACTTAGGATCACCAAACACTGCCCACTCTCCGTAGTAGTCCCTGTCAGGCCACTCCTTACGGATGTACACATCTCCCATTTCATTTACTGCTGCCCATATTGCTACATAGTTCCTAGCTCCCGCTGGGTCAACTACTTGATAACAAGTGTACCTGTTCTGATCAGATATGTCGGGAAAGGACATTCCATACTTATTGGGCTCATCATTCAATACATTCACCTCAGTGTTAAACAATGGCAGCAAAGAAGTCATGCTTTTAACAGGTATTCCGTAAGCACGTACTAGTATCTCTTCTTCTGGTCTGCCTCTAAGGTCTTTAGCTATACGCTCGTAACCACCGAAAGGGTTCTCATCTGAGTGCAGGTACACCACTGAGGCATCCCTAGATGGGCTGTACTGCTTAATAGGGACTTCCTTATCTATAAGTACACCAG